TTTTTTCTTTCAGATACTGCGCCAATGTCGGCATATTTAAAACGTGCATAGAAGCGCCACGAATGCGATTATTGCCAGCGATATAGCGTACTGCTGCGTCAGCTGCTTTCGGTATGCTCTGCGCTGTTGTTGGCGGGTTAGCCAGTAGCGTGACTGAATCATGACTCCTCCAATACCCGCAGCAACTTAGCCGCACTGCGATGAATAAATGCCCCATTATGCAAAGACCATCCATTAGCGCATGGCCTTGCGCGAACTCTGCGCTGTGTACGCCGGATTAAAATTAAAACTGGCTTGCTCATGACACAAGCCATCCAAACAGCAGCCAACCTAGCAGGCTGAACGCCAACAAAAAAAGCACGATTGACGCATGCAAAGCCTTTTCTGCATTTGTTTTGTCATTATCTTGCATAGCATTTACTCCGCTTTTCTGCCAGCTGCAGGCACTCTGCAACAGCTGGCTTTAATTGCAATCTGGCTAGCTCGGCGTTTTCGCTGTAGCTCATTTGCTCATCGTAAGTGTAGCGCCCCAAATGGCACAGGTTTTCAGTTGCAGCATGCAGCTCAAGCAACGAGCTGGCGCGCAGGATTTCTGACTTTGCTTCGATTAGCCATGCGCTCATAACAACCCCGCCTCAATCAATTTAAGATAACCATCTTTGATGGCAATAACGCCGCATACGCAAGCAATAACAGCAAACCAACGGCACACCGCAACCAATTTACTACGCCTAGGCGCAGGTTTAGAATAATCAATCAACGGCAAATACCTCATCAATCAACTCCTTCACTCGCACAATGGCGGCGTCTAAGTTTTCGATAGTTGTTAGTTCAGTTGTAAAAACATCAACGTATTGATCGCCATTGGACGAATACACGTTAAAGTGATAACTGCCATGACTGTGCAGCGTCACGGGATTTTTTGTCAGTACCGACGCTTGATAACAAAGCTTTTGCAGCTCATCCAGTCTGTTAGCTATTGCCGGAGTTGCTCCGGCATCAAGCAAAGCCAGTTCGCGCACTCGGCGCTCTTTCGACCATTTGCTGATTGAGCTGCGAGTTAGGTTGTGCGCGACTGCTAGTCTGTTGTAGCAGCCTTTTTTTAGGCGTTTCATAGTATCTCCGGTTATCAACACAGCCCCGCGCTGCGTTTCAATAATCTAACTATAAGCGCAGTTTATTGAGCTTGCAAACATTATTTTACTGGTCGGAGGAGTAAAGAAAAAGGCGCGTTATGCGCCTAGTTCAGTCAGATAATCAATACGCGCCTCAATACTCTGCACAGCCTCGCGCAAGTCTTGCAATTCATCTTTTGCACCACGTTTGCCAGCAGCCAGCAGTTTTTTCAATGCATGGTCAATCTCAGGCGAGCCAGTTGGAAAGGCGTTAAGTACCCTGTAAACGTCTACAGTGCATTTCCCGCTTCCATACTTACCAATGATGGTGCGGTCGTATTTGTTGGCGTGTGGTGTTTCTGATTGCGCATAATGCTCGCCAGTGTTGCCGTTTTGCGCAATCGCCGCTATGCGCTCGTCGGTTTCTGGCCATTGTTGTGGGCGTGGTTGATAGCCTGCAACTTTTTTCAGCTCAGGCAGGTCGTACATGGATGGCCGCCAAGCTCCCAACCTCCACAACTGAGGCACTCCTGACGCTGCCCTGTAAAATTCACCCATAACATAAAACTCCGCCCCTTCAGGCGCTGAACTCCAATCTATTGCCATGCCCTCATCCCCATCTTAATTCGCTTCTGATTCCACCGCGCACACATAGCAGCGGCGTCATTTAAATCCTGCTCGTTCGGCTCGTCGCGGTTACGCTCAAGGCAGAGCGTTTCGGCGGTCGCTAGCTCGAACTCGGTGTATAGTGGTAGCATCATTTCTTCAGGTAAGTTTTCAACCATTCGTAAATCTGCTCCGCTTGTTGGTCGGTTATGCTCAGGCTAACTGTGCCTGCTTCATCTTCAGCATTCAAAATCAAGCAGCCTAATGACTCAAACATCCAAAAGTCACGGCCTGCATCTAGTGATATTTCTAGGTCTTTCATAAGTCACCTTTGCGCCATTGCTGGCGCTGCTGGTTGGTTAATTGTCAAAATGGGATTTGGTCATCAAAGTCAATAGGCGCATAATTCTGACCGCCTTGCGGCATTTGGTTTTGATAGTCTGCTGGCGGCGCGGCTCGTTGCGGCTGCTGTGGAGCTTGATTGTATTGCTGGTGCGGTTGTGGCTGTTGCGGCTGCGCTGGCTGCGCTGCTTGCTGTGGTGCTGATTGGCTTCCGCCTTGCAATGTCACGTTTTGCACATTGACTTTCATCTTTGCGCCTGCTTGGCCTTGTGAATTTGTGTACTGCTCAAGCTCAACTTCACCGGTAACAGCGATTGATTGTCCTTTCTTGATGTACTGAGCCAAAGAATCAGCACGTTTACCCCACAGCGAGCAATCAAACCAAGTTGACAGATATTTGCCGTCATCGCCTTTCTTGCTTGATTTAACCGCTACAGCAAAGCTAAGCACTGACTGAGTGCCGCTTGTTGTATTTACTTGGCGCAATTCAGAATCACGCCCTACGTTACCTGCAATTGTTAAAACGTTCATTAAATTTTACTCCGTTGTTGTTTTAAATATTCCCAATGCTGACCGAATGTAACGCCTAAATCATTTAAGGCTTTATCCATATCAGCGATAAACTGTGACATTGCATCACGCAGCGTTGATTGGTCTGCTTCTGATAATTCTGTTTTCGCATAGCTTAGGTTGTTACACAAAACCATGCGCGGATCGTACTGACAAAAGATATGCTCACTTGCGCCACTTGCAAACATTTGGAACTGAGCTTGCCAGCGCCATGCTTTCTTATTCGCTCCAAATGCCGCAAATTTAATGAAGTTTTCGCCATTGAAAGGGCATTTTATTTCCACGATTGAGTCATCGAAAACGCCATCAGGCGAGACTCCAACGCGCATTGAGTGATCCATGTAGAGAAATGGCAACTCTTTGATTTCAACAAAATCAAGCGCGGCAGATAGCGCATCACGCGCCACAGGCTCATAAGTATTGCCGTGCTCAAGCTGTTTGAATGTCATTTCATCAGGCAGCGTACAAGAGCAAATCTGGCTGATTAAACTTGCCATGTAAGTAGCGCGTGTTTCGCTGTCGCGCTTCATTACGATCTTATCCGCATTACTGGCGCTAATTACGCCCAATTTCATAATGTGCCAATCTGCTGACTTTTGATCAACGATAGTTGGATCAAATCCAAAAACATTTTCCATTGATTTAAGCTGCGCCATGGCGCGATCATAAATATTCATTGCTTAGCCTTAAGGGCTTTAATAGCCGCCTGAGCTTGCTGCTCTGTCAGATTGCAGATTGATTCAGTTTTTAGCCAAGCCATCATTCTAGGCTTTGACTCATCAGGCAAGGCGTTGTAATGGTCGGTAAGCCATGCCTCTGACTCTAAGCTGATTGGTGTTACGTCGCGTACAGGCTCATCTTTGGTAATGCCTTCGCCGCCATCAGTGTTTAGATATTCGATGGCGTTGTGCAGGCGGTCAACTTTAGGCCACATCTTTGCAGCGCGCTTAACTACGGTTTTGCGGCACATTTCTTCAAAGTCAGTAAACCATGGGCCTTTATTCTGCTTGCCTGATTCGCTACGAGCTTTAACCGCCAGCAATTGCTCAATGCTCATTTCTTCAGTCAAGTAAGCGCCCGTGGAAGTTCGAACAACGCAATAAGCGCCAACCAACTCGCCGCGATTGCCGAAGGCGTTGTATTTGTGCAGTGGTGCTTGATCAATGCCTTGATTCTCATATGTATCATTTGCATACACAAGCTTTGACTGTCCGAATTCGATTGATCCGGTTGACATGGCCAAATGCAATAAGCCCATGTAAGAAATATCTAAACAGATAGCGCCACCACGAGGCACTAGGTAAGCATGCTTGCTGGCAGGATTAAGGCTTGCTCCAATCGCAGCAGCATTGCGCAAGGCATTCTGAACTGACACAGGGTTTTTCTGTGCAACGCCTAAGGCGTAGCTATTGGCAGAAAGTAACTGCATTGCATAATTAGCCTCAGCAGTCCAGTTTACCGCATTGTGCGCCGTTATTAACTGCAAGCACTCAGGCTCAACGCCTCGCACCATGTCGGGAATTGTCATTACTTGGTTCATTTATTCTTTCCTAAAATTAGCGCCCGAAGGCGCATAAATTAATACTGAATCACTAAGCGACCAGCAGCGTTTTTGGCTGCCATCGTGATCACCATCTTAGCTTGATCTTCTGTAAATCCTGCTCCGACCAGTGCAGCCAGAATTTCACGGTTAACGGATGCTCGGTGTTGCTTGTTTGCAGCTTGGCGATCAGCTTCTGCTTTTTCTGCGGCTTGCTGTTGTTCAATGCGCAGTCGCTCAGCTTCGGCTGCTTGCTTGGCGCGGATTTCTGATTGCTGGCGCTCCCATTCTGCGCGCTGTTCGGCTTCAATACGTTCGCGCTCGGCTTGCTCGGCTTGCAGCTTTAACTGCATCTGTTGGCGTTCGCTTTCCAACTGGCGATCACGTTCAGCCTTCTCAGCTGCTTCACGTTGGCGCTGCGCTTCTTGCTCAGCTTGGCGTCTTGCATTCTCGGCAGCTTCACGCATCAATCGTTCTTCGCGCTCTTTCTGTTCGCGCTCGGCTTGCTGTCTGCGTAAATCTTCAAGCTCAGCCTGCTGCTTTTCGTATGCGGATTGCTGATCATGTTTCTGCTTGAGAATGGCTGCTGACTGCTCTTTTGCTCTGTGCGCTTCGGCTTCAAACTCCTGAAATGATTCATCGACTTTTACTGCTTCAAGGTTTTGCAGTTGAACAAAAATTCCAGCAGCAGAAATGCCATCGCAAGACGCAAAATCAATAATGTTTTGTATGCGTTGCTTTATGTTGTCAACTCTAGACTTTTCTGCATTTTCCCAGTCAGTTAACGGCTTACGCACTTCATCTTTCCACGCATCCAAGGTGTCGCGGATCCGCTTGCGCTCAACATCAACAAGTTTTGGCTGCTCTTTCAGTTTATCGAC